TTTAAATAAACGGTTGACCCTTGTTCATAACAACAGCCATCTCCACAAGTATAGTCCCAGTCATCTATTTTTATATTTATTTGTTTATTATTCATGTTTCCAGACTATACCATCACTAGCATTTTTAGTAACTCTTAATCTATTAAATATTGTCTTTCTAGGTATGTTTAATAACTGAGAAGCAATAGCTTCATTTGCAAAACTAGCTAAAAATTCGTTATTTTTATTTTTAAGTATTACTCTTTTTTGTTTATGTTTAATTACAATTTGTTTTTTACTTTTTTCTATTTCAATTATCCCTTCCCTACCTATTCTTTCTAAACAAATATAATTTCCATTAGGCACACTATTATAATTTTTAGTAAAAGGAAATAAAGGTCGTTTACCTTTATCATTAGGATAATGATGTTTTCTAACTTCACTCATAGAATTCCATTCTTTTATGAATTTTCCATCTAATGTATATTCATATACTTTTATTTCACTTCTTGGCATTTGTTATTTCATTTATTGTCAATGGTTTGTAATCTAATACTTGAGCATCTACGTTATGATATAATAATCCTTCTCTAGATTTAATTGTTTTTTTACAATCCCAATAATCTACATACACTTCACTGTATTTTACAGGTTGTGTATGTACGTGAGCGTGTATATTACCTCTAGTAAATGTCAATTCCTGTGGATGTACTGGTGCATGGGTTATCCAGTAACCTTTATAATGCAACATACCTGCTACGGTTTCTACATGTTTTAAAAGCTCTGGAATATCTTTACCCATATCATGATTACCAAGTATTACTTTTTTACGACCTTGTAACTGGTCAAGCAAATAATAATGTTCTGGTGTTTCCATGGTAATATCGCCTAATATATAAACTAAGTCTTTTTTATGTACTACCGAATTCCATTGTTTAATTAAGTAGTCATGATATTTATTAATATCATCAAAACCTCTTACATCTCTAACTAAATTAGCATGTCCTAAATGAAGACATCCTATAAATTTTACATTACTCATATTATAATTCGTTTAAAAATGTATATAAAAACTCCTCTACATTATTATAACCTTTCATGTGTTGAAAGTCAGACAAGTCTTTTTGTTCTTCTGGTGTAAATAACATATACATGTCTGGATAAAGACTAAGTAATGTTTCGGTAGCTTTCATTCCAGCCTCGTCATTGTCAAAATTAATTACAATACGTTTAAATCGTCTTTGTAAATCTTTAATATACATTTTAGGTATATTAGTGCATTCACCAATAGGTGCTACAGCAGGTAGTTCATGAGTGTCATACACCATAATTTCTTTCATAGATGATGTTATAAAAACAACATCTCCTTTGAGAGGTAATTTATCATAACCCATTAATGGTGATCCTTTTGTGTTTCCTCTAAACTTATTTGATTTTCTATCAGCCATAGGTCTATACACTTGATGAAAAAGGTTACCTGTTCTAATTAAATTTTCACCAGCTTCTTTAAATTCACATATTGGATAAGCAATTAATATATCATTTGATCTAGATGTCCATGTTTTTGGATTAGATTTTAAACCAAAATAAAACTTATGTAAAGATTTTATATCAAATTTATTTAATGTTGACATACTGATTTCAAAAGTATCGTAATAATCACATATTAATTGAGTAAGTTTATCATATTTTTCTATTTTAAAAATAGTGTCTGGTTTATTTTTAAGAAAAGAAGTATTAGGTTTTACAATATTATTTTTAGCAACAACTCTTATACTTGTTGGACTGTTAAACGATTTAGGAGCAAGTTCTAACCCCATATCTTTATCTATTTTTTCTAGTATCTTGTAAAACTCATTATTATTTAGTTGATAAAAAGATTTTACAAAGTTAAAACAATCTCCACTGTAATGGCCATCACTATTGTCTTTAAATATTAGTCTACCAAATTTATTATAATAAAATGTACATCCTTCATTATTATCTTCTCTTAACGGATTAAGCATAAGACCGTTTAATCTAAAAGTACCTCCTGCAAATTTAATATAAAATGCAAATATTTCTTCTTCTGTTGTTTTTGATAATATTAAAAGTTTTGTTAATACCATTTCTTTTTTTACTACATGCATTATTAAAATATTAAAAAAGGGAGCCATATAGACTCCCTTTTTATTAAAAATGTGTGGATATTAGAAGTATTTTTCTTCTGATGCTTCTTCTCCTTTTGGAGTATCAATAGTTGTTACATCTTCAGATGGAACAGAAGCATTAGCGTCATACTCTTGAAACTTAAAAGTACTTCCGTAATTTGCTTTAAATTCTCCGTAATCTTCACCAAGTGCTTTTGCAAATCCATTAGTGCTTGCAATGTGACCTCGGTTTACGAATTTATTATATACAGACTGATAGCCTGCATCGTTTACACCAAGTAAAACGTTTACTGTTTTACCTAGTTTTTCCATAATTTCATGCAATTCAGACATATCGCCTTTAAGTAGACCTTCAAAATTGTCTAACTCTAAATCTACTGATTCACCAGTAGCAGCATTTGTCCATTTTACAAGAAACTCATACAATGCAACTTCACCAACTTTAGCTTCACGAGTTGTTGTATTATCAAACCACTCCATTTTAGCGTTTTCTTTTAAGTCTTCTAAAGAAGTAGACCAAGTTGATTGTATTTTTTTATTGATAAACTGAGTATTTCCAGCCTGAGACATGCGCTTCTCATCTTCTAACCAAAAAGGAAATTTAACAATGCAATCTTTTTCTTCGTTATGAAGAAAGATGTCAAGTCTTACTTTTCTTTTTCCGTTATCGTTTTCAGACACATATTCTGGTTCTGTTGATACTTCTTTATCGTATATTTTAGATAATTGAGCAGCATTAGGATTAATTGCAATAACTTTCATGTTAGCAACTCCTGTATACAACTGCACTCCTTTATTTTCTGATTCTGTATGATTCTTTATAAATCCCATATGTTTATTTTTCTATAAAAATTTCGTTCCAATTTACTTTAACTTCACCATTTTCTAACCTTTCAGATATTTTGATTTTTTTACCTGACAAATGCTTAGCTCTATTTCCTGCTACAGTATTTTCAGATGGTGAGAAATCAATATATCTATCGTTATCTTTGGCGTACATATAACCTATAGCATCTACTTTAGCAGCAGCCATTGAAGCTATTTTACCAGTTAAGTCTACTGACTTCTCTGTGTATTCTTCCCCTTCTTTGGATAAGAGTTTATCTTTAACATGTCCAATTAAAATGATTGTATCACAATATTTAGCATATGCATCTATAATTCTAAAAAATGCGTCTCGTAAATATTGATAACCAGCACCATTTGGTAATTTAGTTACGTTATCTCCTTTCCAATTCTTTCCCATTGGTTCTTGCTTATATAACTGCCCAGCAAAAGGAAGAACTATCTCTTCTAATACTGTAACTGTGTCAATAGCAATATATTTGTAAGGATTTTTTTTATGAGTTCCTTTATTCTCACTTAATAATTTTAAAGAAGTTTCTACATCTTTAAATGTTGAAACGTCAATCTTTAATGCATCTACATAATCTGAACCCTCTTCACAATCTATTATTAAACAATCATCTAACTGACTCATGATTGTAGTTTTTCCTACTTTAGGTAAACCAAATAATAATAGACGTTTTGGGTCTAATCTTGTAGCTTTTATTTTTTCTGTCGGTAATTCCACGTTCTTAATATTCTAAAAATTAATAATTAAATTTTTAGTTCCTCAATACTAGTCTGTACGTAATTCGACAATTACTCTTTTTAAATAATTTGCTTGGTCTAAACATTCTTCATAAGCATGTTGTAACCAATCTACTAATTCTAAATCATTTCTGTCTAGTGTTACGCCATATTTTTTTATCCCTGTTTGTGAACGTTGAAGTAAGTCTTCTCTAACTTCTTCAACTATTTTATCTACTGAGGAATTCTCTGGCATATTCTCCTTTTTTTAATTTGTTATAATTTATTTCATCACCTGTTGGTAATTCTACCATTAACCCATTTTCTCCAAAAAATTGATAACCTATTGTAAAATCATCAATACCATAAGAGTTTTTAATCACTTTTAAACCTCTAAATCTATTATAACCATTACTATTAACAAAATCTAATATATCGTATCCTCCGTAAGTATAAGACTGTAGTTTGTATGGATTCATTAATCCAATAACAACATCTGCATTCTCATACAAATCAGCACTACCTTTAAAATCTTTAGGTAAAATATCTAAATTTGTATTAACACCTCTGTATGTACTTTCAATTTCTCTATTTAATTGTGATATATCTATAATAGCAAAACCAAAATAATCTCTTAATTCTCCCATATACTGAGAGTGTAAGTCTAATATTTGTTTATCATTTAACTTTTGCTCTGTTGTTATCTTTCCTACGTGGTCAGTAACATGTATAAATATTTCATTTGGGTCATTTTGTATATATTTTTTATTATGCTTGTCTACTTGGACTATTTCTCCTTTAGACTTTGCAAAATCAGAAGCAAAACTTTTAATTTTAGTTGGATGAGCACTTCCATCAATAATAATTATATGTTTTTCCATTTCTTCAAAAAATGGTTCATATGATTTTATTAGATTTATCTCCTTTTCTGTTAAATCTCTTAACTTATTAGGCCAACTCATTATAGTAGGTACATCTATTAATATGCCGTGGTCTACATGCATTAAATATGCAGTCCATTTAGCTATTTTAAGAGACTTACTACGTTCCATTGACCTGTATATCCAAAAAGGTTTAGTTTTTACTTTGTCGCGGTTCTTTAACCACCATCTGTAAGGTTCTAACACAAACATTGTGTCAACAATTGCAGTTTTACCTGATCCAGGTAATCCTCCAAATAAATAATACATGTTTTTACCAAACATTATATTAGAACCTAATTTGCCTTGTCTAAGAGGTAACCATAGTTGTTCCCCATTGATACCTTTTTGCACATCTTCCATGAAATGTGCAAAACTTGACATTATATATATTTATTATTAGTTTGTATTTTTTTATTTTCTTTTAACGCTTGACATTCAGCTTCTAAAGTAGAACCTTCACTATCATTTATAAATTTAGCATTCTTTTTTACATATTTCCAGTTATCTGATTCTCTTTGAGTTAAATATCTTTTAGTAGCTTCTGTTACATCTTCTTTTGTGTATTCAGGAAAGTTTATTAAAAATCTATTCATGTTGGAAACACATTGTAATGTATTACCTGAAACTCTATAACCATTTGACAACACTTCAGTAGGCCACAATAATAACCATTCTTTCATCCAACTATTAAAGTTGTTGTTAGAGAATATTTTTATTGCTTTTTCTGTAAGTTGGTCATCTGATATATATCCTGTTTTATGTAAATATAGTAAATCTTCTTTATCATCCCAAAAAATATCAATGTTTTTTTCAAACATATTTTTAAGAATTATATAACAATTTGGCGTTATTTGAGCTTTCTTGATTTTTTGTAAGTTTACACTTACAGTGTTTAATTTCTTTTCCATTATAATATTCTCCTGTGTTACAACATTTCATGCATAAGTTTTTTATACCATGTTCCTCTAGTAACATATCAATTGTATTTAACATAATATTCTAGTTGTTAATAAATGTATTACATAATCCGAAACTTCATAACTATAATAATAATTAAAATATTCTTTTAGTTTATTAACATCTTTACTACATCCAGGATCAGTTTGTTCATAATAATTTTCTAAATCTTCTAAAACGTTTACTAAGTTGTCATATTCCTCTTTTAATCCCATTTTTTTACTTTTTCATTTTAAGCAAACAATCTTCAACATTAACGCAATAAATAATATTAAAAGTGTCGTCTTGAAACATCAAGTTAAACCATTTTTCTTCTTGTGTACCTTTTGTAACAAATATAAATACATTTCCTATTTTATCACCGTCTTTACGTAATCTTCCTATTCTTTGTATAAAATCTTTAGTCTTACCATAATAACTATGTAAAATAACATTAGCCAATTCATCTAAGTTAACACCTTGTGCTAATTTTTTAAATGAACCAATTACATTTATTACATTTGATTGAAAATCATTTTTTATTTTTTCATTAACGTTATCTTTATTTCTAGAGCTAACTACATTATCAGTTATTTCTAATAATGCACTTATAGAATTAGCAAATATAATACTTTTTCCTTTTAAATATTCAATTAATTTTAAAACTTCTTTCTTTTTTGAAGGTAAGTTATACAGAATTTCAGCACGTTTTTTGCTTGATTTTTTCATCATAAACTCACTACCTTCTTCAAAATAAAAAGATTGATTAAACATTTTGTTCCAAAATTCATAGTTTTTATACTCTGTTGTTTGAAAAGGTTTTTTTAAACTACCTGCTGTAATATTCTTAGTTATAGTATCTAACTGATGAGAAATAACATAAACATTAATTTTACGTTGGACATTATCTAATTGAGCATCTTTTACTGTGTATGTGAAACATATAGGTGCTACTGAGTCAAGATAATCTCCTTTAGTATAACCATTACTATATAATTTTTCTTTATCTATAGTTGCTGATAGACCAATTATAGCATCAAAAGTGTTATTATTATAAAACTCAAAATAAGATGGTGTTAAACTGTCATGTATTTCATCAGCAACAACTAAATCATATTTCTCAGACTCTAATTTATAAGCTGACTGATAAGTTCTATATTCAATTCTGTATCTAGTAAATAAATTAGTTTTATATACTTGATTATACAACTGAATTTGTTTAATTATTTCTTTTTTTCTATCAGTAACTTCAAATAAAAATATAATTCTATTGTTGTCTTTCATACTATTTACAGCATGGAGAGCAACAAAGGTTTTACCAGAACCAGTAGACATTTCTACAGTTCCTTTTTTACTTTGCGCTTTCCATGCTGAAAAAGCATCTAGACTTATTTCTTCTTTTTTTAAGTCTATTTTCATTTTTTTAATCCATTACTAAAGGCATTCTTATTTGTTTATTTTTTGTTTTTCTTTCTTCTTTTTCCCAATAAGGCATATTTTTAAAATTTTCTCCATGTTGGGGACAATTATCTCCAAGATAGCTAGTATTAGAAAAATATAAACCACTTAATTCATCGAATTCCCATTTACCTAACATACACAAAGGGTTGTTAAACTTTTTATTTATGTTAGGATACATAATAGCAACTCTTGATGTTTGAATAAACAATGATATAGAAGAGGTATAGTCTTTTTTATTTAAATATTTAAGAATATTAGCCATATTTATATCTGATAAAACATTTTTTACAAAAAGATATGTATCAGAATGATCTTTGTCATAACTATACTTTATAAAAGTACCATTATGTGACATTACTGGTTTCTTTACATACCCTTCTTCCTGAATTATTTCATCATGTTTATCAGAACACACGTAAGGATGACAATTTTCAACGTTTTTTTTACCAGCAGATACTTTACGTAAATGTATCATTAATTCATCACCTGTTGAAGGGCGATGAGATTTAATTGCTAGTATAAAAGATTTTAAATTTAAGTATCCTTTTGAAATGTATATATCTGAATTTGGTTTTTTGATAGAAAATCCAAACCCATCTTTGTTTCTTAAAGCATATGACCTAGATATAGATTTATACAGCTCAGAAGTTACTTTAGTACCTCTTTTTTTTACTATAATTAAGCACATATATTTTAAGTGTTTATTATTTCTCTAGTTCTAGTTGCATTATGTGAAACTTTTTCACTGTATTCTAAAAGTTCATTAGTTTTACCTGCATTACCTTTAAACCTATTTTTTCTTTCTTCAAAATAATTAATAATATCTGTATGATTTACTTTAGTTTTACCATAAGTAAACGTTAAAATATCACTAATTGTTATATCATCTCTTTTAATTATCTCACTACTGTTGTTTTCAACATAGTTAACATAAGCCATACAAAATAACAACCAGTTTTTAATTTTTTTAAAATTCATACTAGCACTATGTGGTCTAAATTCTAATGTAAATGGAACACCATTATTTAATCCATCTTTTTTAGGTTCAACATTTCTAGTATTAAAGTTGCAAGTAATAAGGTTTAACCATTTGTAACGATATAAATTTGCTAAAGGAACATTATGACTGTATCTGTCAGTATATCTGCCTCCAGGATGATTTATAAATCTATTTAAATTTTCACCTAACTCTCTATTTTTTACATGAGACATATTTGCCATATCTTTAAATAAAGCTTCCCATGCTAAAGCATAGCCATATTTGTCACCATGTTCACTAATGTATTTTTTAAAGTCCCATTTTTTTAAAAAACCTGTATAATCATTAGTTCTTCTAGAAGGAGGAAATATTTCAAATATTTCTCTTTCTATTTGTAGTCCTAGTAAATAAGCATCAATAGTAAACTTTTCATTAAAATTAGCTCCACCTACATGTACATGTATACCACATTGCTTAGTAATGCTACAATATTCATGAATTGTTTTAACACAACGATAAAGATTTGCTAATCCAGCATCTCCTTTTAAAACACCTGTTACATATTCACCACCATAAACATTACCATCTTCATCTCTTAAAGATCCATCATGTACAGCATCTAAGTTTAAAGAATTATGCTTATATTGCCAATCAGGTATTTTTCCTGAAATAGTTTCAATTTCTATACCAAAAGTATAGTCTAATCCCCCTGTACCAATAGTAGTGGCTGTTGAAACACCTAATTTAATAGCTTCTTTTTTAGTATATGAATCTGAAGAAGATGCAGAAAATTTAGTTTTTTTATATTGTACTTTATCTTTTTTGTCAGATACACATTCTTTTAATGGTTTTAAATATTCAGTATCTTTTAAACAAATTCCAAATTTTCTTTTAGATGCAATAATTAGTGTTTCAAAAAATAATAATTCGTCTTGATTTCTACCAGGAATTAATTTACTAAACTTTTCTTCACCTATCTCACAACAAGCATCATTTCTATCTGAAAAAATTAATTCTTTTCCGTCTTTTAAATAAATTTTAATCATGTCATTTTTATGATAATATTTGTTTTTATATTTTATACAGCTTTCTTCATCAAATAACACACAACTTGGATATGAATAACCAAAATGGTTTTTTCTCATTATAATTAAAGGTGGGTTATTTTTAGTAGCATCATAGAAGATGCCATCTATAAGGACGGCATCTTCTGATGATATTTTTCTACCTAAAGAATCAATTACTTTTGAATTTACTTTTTTTTTATTTTTAGACCTCTTTAGTTTCATCTATTTCTACTAATTTTAAAAATTCAGCAACGTCATGTTGTGTGACAACAAGCTCTTCTATAATTTTGTTATTATAGTTTGCATCATTTAAATGATTAATAACTTTTGAAACACTAACATTTATATTATTTAGTAATAATCTTATTTCACTTACTGGTAACTCAACAAAACCATCATCTTCTTCATCATCATCTTCTTCTAAGAAATTATTTTCAAACGCTGGCTTATCGTTCTTCTTAGTTCCCAACAAGCCATTTCTCTTTTTTTCAATAAAATCCCAAAAGCTATTTGCAAAAGAACTATCAATAAAAACTCTACGTTTAGTGATTGTTCCTGATAAATAAGTAGTTATTATAATAAATGTATTTAATTTATTATCAAAATAAGTAACAGTAGATACACGATTATCTTTACCTTTTTCAGTAATGATTTTGTCTTCTTCACCATTTTTATACTTATAAAGTATACCTCTTTTTCCTGGAATTTTTAAAGAACTAACTGGAATTTCATTTGAAATATCATGATAAAAAAGTGTTGTAGTAGATAATTTTAAATATTCTAAAATATCATCAACCATTTCAGGTACATTCTTGTAGTCTGTAAAATTAGCTAATGCATTAACTGTACTTATTCTTTTTGGAGAATTTATTAAAACAGTTTCACTTAAAATTTTACCATCTAGAATTTCATAATGTTTATTTACATCAAAACTTTTAATGTCAACACAACCAATAGCTGCTAATGGTCCTTTTTCAGAAGAAATATACATTCCATCATCAATATAGCCATAATGCAAAGGACGCTCATAGTTTCTCCAGATATTTACAATATCTTTTTCATGTCTAGCGTCTCTCCATATTAATGCAGCAGCACCGTCAAAATCTTTAACAATATCTAAAGAGTTTACTTCATTAATATAATGAAAGAAAATCTTAGAATCCATGTTAATATTTTTATCATCAAATCCTCTATTAGGAAATGCTTTGTTATAGTTTGATATTAAATATTTATGATTTTTTAATGTGCCATTATGAGCACCTATTACATTACCAAATAAGAAAGGGTGAGCATTTTCAATAGTTTTTTCACCTAGGGTTGCTGCTCTAGTATGACCAATAAACAAAGATGTTTCAACAGGTTCAAATGTTGGTAACATTTTTTCAGAAACTTCTCCTAATGTTTTTTCTAGTCTATTTTCAAAAACAATTGCTTTATTTTCATTATAAAAACCAGCAGAGTGCCTACCTCTGGTTTCGTTAGCATAAAATAATAATCTTAGTTTTTCTTTGTTAAACGGTTGTTTACCGCTATATCCTAATAATCCACACATTTTTTATTTTTTTTCTGTAATTGGGTTAACAAAATCACCGTTATAAACAACAGTATTTCCTTGATCTTCATTAAAATATAAAGCAGCTTCATCAGTATTTCCATTTTCTAGAAGAACTGGTATCACTTCTCTTTTGTACCAACTTCCTTCATGGTTATTAGGATTGTATCCTTCTAATCCGTCTAAAGAAGATAAACCACTATCATCTACTTGGTATACTTCACCAACTATTTGACTAGTTTCTATATTTTTGTTTACAAACGGAAGACCACTTGTTGTAAGATGATATTTATTAACTGTTACTGCATTTCCTATAAAAGCAGCATTTATTTGTGTTAACAATCTATGATTACCTTTACTTTTTCGTAAAGTACCATATACAAATACTTTATGCATATTCTCTTAATAATTTAGGTAGCATTTCAGCATAAGCTTTTGCTACATGAGTTTCTAATTCTGTTGTGTTTTTTTCACCAAAACTTGGTGCTGAATTAATTTCAATAATTTTAAAATCAGGATTTTGACGAATGTTATTTTCTCTATCTGTTCCTGATTGAACTCTTACGTCACATGCACCAAAATCTAAACCTACAGCATTTAAGGCTTTAACACATTCTTTTACAATATTATTCCAGTTTAGTGGCTTATCAAAATTTTCATTTGATTCTAAATACCAAACACAGTTACTATCGTTTTTAAACCATTTTTTATCATCAGGAGTATCAGATTTAATCATTTTTCTACATGTATAAAAACAACCATTTTTATTAACATGTATACGATATTCTCTAATACCACTAAAATACTCTTCAAAAATATAATGTGATATGTTTTTAGAGTTAATAAATAATTGTAATTGACTAGCTGTTTTTAGCATTTCCATGCCTTTTCCACGAGAACCATTACGTAACTTTGCAATTATAGGGAATGATAGTTCCTCTAAATTGTCAGGTAATTTTGTCCACCATTTACAAGTATTTACATTTTCTTTATCAAAACACTCTTTCATTCTAACTTTATTACTAGAGTTTCCAATAGCTTTGATAGAATTTAATTCTACTTTAATTTTTTGACGAGACGTAAATTTACCCAATTCATACATTTCTTTAGATGTAGTGCTTCCAAATCTAATAATAGATCTAAAAGGATTTAAAGGTAATGCTTTATAAGCAGCTCTTAACACTTTATGTGATGGATGTCTACTTAAAATTATTGGTCTAAATTTTGTAATTATTCTTTTCGACATGTTTTTTTAAAATTTTTAATATTTGAAGTATAAGATTTATTACCATCTGTAACTTTTACAAGAAAACTTCCACCACATTGAATAATTTTAGATGTTATATATTCACCACCTACTCTTAAACCTATTACTGATTTGTCATGCTTTATCATTTTTACAGTATCACCTTCTTTTAAAAGAGGTGATGTAATATCTAATTCATAAAGTTCATCAAAAGGTAAAGTGTAAAGAGTAGAACTGTCATTCACAAAACAGTTATCATTTATAAGATGAATAACTTCTTTCTGACTAAATATATATTCTTTATTATAACAAAGACCAAAACATTTATTTTTTTTATAAAAACCTATTATATCAATGTTTTTTTTTAATTTAATTTTTTTTCCTATTAAATTTTCATTAATTGTTCCTATTTTGTATAATTTAGGAATAGCTGATAGTATTCTTCCTCGACGAGAATAAACCCTATTTTGATAACAATATAAAACATCACCTTTTGAAGTAATATTAATACTATTGTTAATAGCTACTGATTTTTCTAGATATTCTAAAGAACTGTCATATAATATAATTTCTTCACCATTAAGCAAAGCAGTGCAATTATAGCTTTCGAGATTAAGTTTATTTACTTTAATTTTTTTTAAAAAAGTTACATACACAAAACCTTTACTATTATAGTACTTATCACTTCTTTTATATGAACCACTAAAAGCATATTCGTCTCCTTCTACTAAAACAACTTCCTCAACACCTATTTGATTTAAAACTTCTTTAATTATTTCTGGAGTTATTTGCTCATACTCTAACATGTTGTAATAATTTAATATTGTTTTCTTTACATATATCTTTTGCCATCTCTGCATTATTTGTGTTAATGCAAGTTTGTATTTTTTCAGCAAACTGTTTAATTTCATTCTCTTCATTTACATAATCTATAGCAAGCATAGTTTGGTTAAAAGCCCATTCCATTAAATCTTCATTTACTAACCAAAAGTTACTTAATGTACGATACTCAAAACCATATTCAGTAAATCTAAAACGACCTGCTTTACCATATACACGTTTACGATTTTCATCACTATCCATAATTACAGAAGGTACTCCTAAAAACAAATCCATTGCTTTAACTAAATCTTCTGTGACTTCTGGTGTGAACTTATTGTAGCTTATATGTATATGACCACCTGCATAACGTCTATTTGCCTCAGGCTCAACAGTTGGATTTTCCATTCTAGACCATACATCATTATCTGGTGAACATCCAAACATAGCTCCTTGGTCAGTAGATAACTGTTCTTCAGTAAAAAGTATAGATGGTACAATTGCTATTTCATAACCTACTCTATTCTTAATAGTTTTTAAACAAAATGAAATTTCTCGTTTAAGTCTTCCAGCATCTCTAACTGGAGGGATATTAAACTCCACCATTACATTATCTTCTTGTAACGCATGACCATGCTCACTTATTGGAATAGGTTCTTCTTTAGTACCTCCAATCAAACCTTCTGCTGATACAGCATTACCTTTATTATCAACTAAGAAAACTTCAGGATCTGTACCAAAAGCTATAAACTCAACTTTTTTTTTACTCATTATTAATAATTTTATAATTTTTATTATTAAAAGCGACTACACCGCTATTACTATGACATTCCTCAATATCTCTAATAGATTTCCATGTATCTTTAAAAACAACTCCATCTACTATTTTTAATAAAAGAGGCATCGAATTTCTTATATTAGCATTATCATATTTTTCTTGACTATCTGGCCATTTTTTTAAAAAATTAGATATTGTTGTATTTTCATACTTTAAACCAATTCTACTAAATAACAAAAAAGAACTTAATAAATATGGTTTTTTAGTCCAAGATTTATTAAACCTAATTAAAAGATGTTTAGTATCATCTGTTACAATAATTGTTGATTTTTTAAAACCTAATTTATCTTCAATTTTATTTAAAAAAGATAATAAATTACTAGAATAATTATTCATATCTTCATTAATGTAAGACATTCCTAAATAATACCATAATTTATTATGATATTTAGGTATAACTTTCCAAGTAAAACCATATTTAGTAACGGATTCTCCTACTTTTTTTTGGTATTGTCCCCAGAATACATCTTGAAAGTAATCTTTACATCTTACTTTTTCAGTAAGAGCGTTACCTTTGTTATCACATAAAACAAGATTAGGTACTGGTGATGAAGTTTTATATGATTCAATAAGTGCTGAATTATTAGGCAATAAGCATAGATTCATAAATTTTCATTTTTTCATTAATAATTTTATTGATTTTACTTACTGTTTCTTTATTAGCCCATGTATATTCAGGGTGACCTTGTATACACATACAGTTTGTTTTTGGATAAAAAACAATTTCGGGTTCTCTAATTACATCATTTTTATCAGAATAAGTTCTTAAACCAAGTCTAACATCTATACCGTTTTCTTCCATGTAATAAGTAGACAAAGGAACTTCACTTTGTGCAATAATTTCAAAATCCTCACCTTCTTTTAAATCAAAAAATGGATTCATCATTTGATGATGTGTACTTGTCATTAAATGCACTTCTCCATCATTAAATTTAATTTTATGATCTTTACCGTGATTTTCAACATCTTGAATCAACCTACCACCATTCATTACTGTAAGTAATTGAGCACCTCTACATATACCTATCATAGGTATATTATTAATCATTCCTGTTCGATATGCATTGATATCAACAAGTTCAGCATTAGGTCCCATTGGTCTAGTTCTGGTATTTTCTAACTGATTATACAATGATGGATTAACATCAGCACCTCCTTGAAAAATAATCAAATCACAATCTTCAATTTTATCTGCATGTTCTGTATTTGGTAACCACCCAATAAGTTCTTTTGAAGTATATTTAGTTGTTCTAGGACAAAATACTCTTATTTTTTTATTTGACATAATAGTTTTTTAATATTTTTAATATTTTTTGTGTCTAATGCTGAAGATATTTTATTTTTAACATCTTCAGGTATTTCATTATTAAATAATGAGTCTATTTTTTTGTATTTTTTAAAGTTTTTACTATAGTCTTTTAAATAACATTTAGGTATTATAGTATTTTCAAGATAACTTTGATTATTACTGTAATGTGCTAAAATTAGTTTTTCCCAATTAGTTAATGTTGGAAAATTATATTTTATCCATGTTATTGTAGATAATATTGATTTACGTTTTAACATTAAATAATTTACTAAAACTAAAGTTATTTTAAATGATAGTTGAGTATGTTCTTTTTTATAAATATTAACACTAACTCCATCATAAAAACATTTTAAATCTATACTACATAAAAACGAAACCCATTCTATTGTTATTTTGTCATCAGGTACAATAATTTCAACAACTGTATTTTCATTAGAAACCTCATTGATAGATGGTAATTTCTTTGAAAAAAAATTATTAATTGTTTTGTTATTGTAATATAAAATAGGCTCTAATAGTAACTCTTTTTTAACTTCATCAAATACAGTAATTACTGATTCTTTTTCCATATTATTTAAGTAAATTAAGAGAGAGCTTTTAAACTCTCTCTCTTAATTAAAATAAAGTTAATTGTTTATTTTCAACAGCATTAATTATTTTCCAGCATTCTTTAATGTAATACTGCCTATTAATACAATCACTGTATTTATTTGGGTTATTAATATCGTTTAATATTATAACCCCATATCCTGCTTCTATTGCATGTAAACGATTATCTTCATGATGTTTATAAAAACCATTACCATTTTTAGAAATTAAGTATCTGTTTGTTTTTTGAAGCTTATTAACACCTTTTACAGTATGTTCTTCAGCCGTCCAACCTTTAGTAACACTAAAAGCTTTTATAAAATCCCAAGCATCTCCTTTTTCAATTGTTTCGTCAATTGGTATGTTTTTTATAAAATAATTAAAAACTGATTTACGTACTATTTTCATAGATTGGTCTTTGTGCCAGTCTCTTTCTATCTCAAAGCTACCTTTACATTTTGTATCACCATTCGTATATTCAGCAATATAATTATTTACATCACGTATTATCATTTTAGAATACTCAGCGTACTCTAGTTCTAAATTAGTAAGTTTTTCCCATGAATTACATATATTAATAAGTTTATCATAGTATTCTTTTTTAATTTTAACAGTAACACCATCTGTATTGACTTGTAACATTGTCAAGTTAGGTATATTGTCTACCAACTTTTCAGCCAACATTGTTAAAAGTAATTGTCCGTTAATAGTTATGTCCATAGTAAATTTAGGATCATACAGAAAACTGTACACATCATTAGATTTACCATAAGCACCATTTAATGCAATTTTTAATCCATAGTTTTCAGGAGTTCCTTTTGCATGTTTTTTTCTTTCCTCATAAAGGTTTTTATAAACACCACAAAATTTTAATCCTAAATGCTTTGGATAAAAGTTATTAGATATTGCTAAGTTAGGATAATAACTTTTTACATCAATATCTACAATTATTTCAGTTTCGGAGTTTTCATAAACCCCAGGTTTTATACAACCATGTATACCCTACCACACTTAGTCACCTAAGCTTATTTAACAAAATTATAATGCATAAACGTTTGTTTATCTGTAGACTCACGACCATGTGCTAAGTTTTGGATAATATCAATTGTTTTAAAACCAGCATCTTCAAAAGGTCTAATATATTTATTTGATGTACCATTAGAAGTAATTAGTTTACCATAGTTATGCTCACCAGGTTTTTCTAGCTCAACTATAACCATTTTTAAAAGTTTAGTAAAGTCATTGTTTTCTATTTTATCATCTTTAGCATATCCATAACCCATTCCTGTATAATTATACAAAACACCAATATTACATCCTGATTGAAAATCACTAATACATATTGAACAATTTTTATAATTAAATCTACCATACATTGTCCAATTATGAAAACCTCTTGTTTCAGAATATTTAGGAGGTGTTTCAGGATCTATAAAGTCAGTATATTTTAATTTACTTGTTTCTTTACTATCACAGACTTCTTTTTTTACTTCTAAAGGTATTTCTTCACATGCTTTATTTTCTTTTATCATATTATTTTGTTAAATAGTTGTAGTCTGGACTGTCTCATCAACCTATTTACATCTACATACAGAGTCTTGTTTATAGTTATCACAACCATTAAAACCTTTTCTACATGTATTTATTTTAGGCTGCTCGTTGTCAGTCTCTACGCCGTTTTGTAATTCTATACTATATTGTATTCTAGCAAGATTTTCACATTCTGTATAAGTAAAAATTTTACTATTTTGATGTAAAGTTCTAGCTGCTATTAATATAACATTATCAATTGACGGCACGGGATTGTCTTTTTCAACTATATACCCACAATGTTTTCTAGCATTACGATAATCAAACTTAACTATCCATCCATCTATTAAGGCTTTCCATAAGTCTCTAGATTCTACTATTTTTTGTTGTTTCATATTTAATTAATTAAGAGTTTCCCCGTTAGCATATATACCATTATTTTTGATGTATACATACCCCTTACGGATTCCGAGTTGTTCAATGCACATTACTGTACAAGGGGGCAGTTTTTTAAATACCAAGATAGTTATTTTCATATGAATCTTCACAAACTTCACAAAAAGCTTCGCCTGGTAAAAGATAATTACGACGACATCCTGTGCACATGGAAGAACTATTATCTATCCATTTAGGTTTAGTAAAATCATTTACGTAACCTATTTTATTTTTTGGTATTTTACTTTGTAAGTCTTTTATCTTACTTTCTATAACATTTTTGATTTCAGATTTAATAAACTTGCTGGAAAGTTTATGTTCCAGCAAGTTTATTTCTTTTTTTAAAATGTCTGTACTTTTCATATTAATTTCTTAATGAAGCACCTAACACAACCCACAAAGTAATCTCATTTTTTGAGCTAGGATTGTGAGAAGTCATTTTTCTTGTAGTTAAATGATCTAATGCATTTTCAACATAAGAATAATTAGTTGAATTAGTATTAGTACTCAATAACCTAAAAGCACAAGAGTCTTCTTGCTCATGAAGTACTAATACTTCTTTTACAATATATGCAATTACTTCATTTCGAAGATTATCTCTTTCTGGTAAAACTTTTATTAAATCATCAATTAGTCCTGAAATATTATATGTTTGATGAACACCACAGCTCATTTCTGTGTCTTCAGATAAAGTAATATTTTCTACTGATACTTCTTCACCATCAACTACAAAAATAATTTGATCTGATATAGAAATAGTTTCAATAATATTATTTGATGTACTTTCATCAGGTACAATAACCTCTTCTTCAAATAAAAGTTTACTATACTTTTGTGTTTTACCATTATCATTAATGATGGTAAAACGACTATTATTTTCTTCTAAAACCTCATAAGGCTTATCTACTGTTAAAGAAAATTTCTTCTTGTCTTTACAAATTACATTCATGCTTGTATTTTTATTTGTTTTTTAATATACCTTTTATTCAAAGGATCTAATATTTTACCTAATTTAGTGAATTTACCTAAATCGTACAAGTTAGTTCTTTCTTCAATAGAAATTAAATTTAGAAAAGGTGCTTGTAAATTATCATAATGTTTAAAAAATTCTTTATAACATTCCCATTCTTTTTTTGTATTTATTGCAAATTTATAATAACTATTATAAAGCATCCCATTTCCAGATACTGTTTTTTCTTTGAACTTAGAATCATTAAAGTAATCTATAAAAAACTCTTCTGTAATTAAGAAAGGTGCTATGTTTTTATAATTATATCCACCAAGTTGTGCCATGCCATAACTAGGATAAGAGTTTATAAATCCTCCATTTAATGAGTAGTCAGGCATTTTTTTACATTGCATTATTAAATATGCGCAAAACAACAAAGACCAGTTTGGTTTTTTGTGTTTTAACTCGTATATTCTTATAGTACAATCTGTTTCATCTTTAAATTCATCTCTAAGATATCTAAAATAGAGTTGATACATTCCTTTTTTATCACCAAAGATTATTTTAAAATTTTCATTTTCTTCTACTACATTAGCCTTAAATAAATCCTTAGCTATTTTTAATGAGTATCCTATTTTTGAATAAGTTTTTGGTATTGTTATAATAAAATCATGTTTATCTCCTCCTCTATTCATAAAATTATCTCCACATCTATTTTCTGTTAAATTATATGTAGAATTAGAATTATTTATTATGTTCATATCTAATTAAGTTTACCCGTTCCAAAATCGTATTTAAAACCTTTATAAATGACACTATCTTTAATAGAGCCTTTTGTTTCTGAAATAATTGTATTTTTTAATTTATTCAATAATGTACTAAACTCTTCACTTGCGTATTTAACATATGGAAGAATACAGTCATTAAAATTTATAGTATCTCTATGTGTTCTTAGCTGTTTAAGATCATACATAGAAACATTTAATGCTTTAGACATAGAAGAAGCAAATATATCTTCTCCCATTCCCGCATCAGATTTGTTAATAACATCAATATTATACGTTTCACTTATATCTTCTCTTAACTTTATAATTTGTTTAGATTCGATAAAAAATTGATACGTTGAATCAACATCATTTTTATTGTATTTTAGTATTTCTGGAATTTGTTCTTCTTTAATAAAACTTGTATAATGTAATGGCAAGTCTTGTACTTTTTTCCATCTCATAGCAACTTGTAGTTTTTTCAAACTAGTCATTCTTGCTTTATTATTAAAGTGCCAAATTCTAAACAAATCAACTTGTTTAATAAGAACGTTTTTCATTTTAATTGCTGGAAATAGTTCTTTTATTATACGTTGTGATTCTCTGTACAGTTCCTCAACTGAACAATGTTTATGAGTTAGTAAATAATGCAGTAAAGGGTAATCATAATTAATATTATTAAACCCTATTAATACATCACATGATTCTAAAAATTTGATATACTCTTTAATATCATTTCTAGATTTGTGTATTACAAACTCTCTGTATTCACCTGTATTTATATTATAAAATATACCAGAGTGAAAATTTGGAAATTGTTCTAAATCATATACCCATGCATTATCTTTAAATAATGACATGTTTTATATGTTTAAATTTAAAAGTTAGGAAAAACATTTCCATTGGGGTTTTCTATTGGTATACCTTGCATTGCTTCTACAGCGTGTGGCTCGTTACCAATAAAATCTATTCCACCAACTTTATGCCCTAGGGATACTCCTTGGTTTTCTTTTGATTTTATTTTATAAATTTTATAAAATAATTCTTTTTTATTACTTTTATTTAGAGAATTTATAATAATAGATAATGCAGACTCTTTAAGGTCTAATTCTCTTTTTTCTTTTTTTATTATTACATCTAAATCTTGTAATAGTTTTATTTCTTTTTCCATTTAATAAAAAATTAGGGGTAGTAACCAGACTCGAACTGGTAACCATTTTATAAAAATGTATTTTTACCTGTACCAGAATATTGATTTTTATTTCTTTGTAAACTACTAACTTTACTTACTAAGCTATTTTTCTTAAATACTACATACCGTGACCGATTCAATATAAAATTAATAAAATAAAATTAACTTTAAAATTTACTAGTGGCTCGTAAGTAATTATATCTTAAAAAGAATAATATTTTTCACGTAAAGTTACTTGTAATATAATATATATTGCAACAAAATGTTACTTTATATCCCGAATTTATAATCATTATAATATAGTAATTAAATTATACTACCCATTTAATGTTATCTAATGTTTAGAAAAGAAAAAAATCTTCTTTTCTTTTTTTCTTTACTAGATTTTCTTCCCCATATAGAAGAGTAACTATCATAGTAATGTAATTCTCTATTCATAATATTATTATTAAAAAAGGGGACCGTGTTGATCCCCTTTTTATTGCAAGTTTTAAGCTGACATTGGCTCAGCATGTGGTTTTACTAACTCTTTTACATTTTTCATATGACCAAAAAAATGTTCACAAATCAAAATTGATTCTTCAAGAAACTGTTCAATAAGATTTTCTTTTGCTTCAACAGAAACGAAAGATTCTTTTTTTAAACGTCCTTCAGCAATACGTCGTCCTAACTTTTTATTAAAGTTATCATTTGGACTACAGCGTGATGCTGCTAATTCTAAATTATCTCCAACAATTTTACCTACTACAGTAAAACGTTGCTCACCCTCTTGGTGAGGTGTTCTAAAAACAAGCATGTCTTTATACATATGTATATTTAAATTAATTACATTTTGATTCGAAGAGTGAATAAGTACCTTCCATAATTCCAAATGAGGATTCTTCACGAAAAGTATGTATTTGTGGTATGTCATTACTATCCATAGGAATAGTACTATACCATAATTGGTCATTTTTCCAAGTAATGTTAGTTACTTTTTGATTACAAGGAACTTCTAATTTAGCTTCTCCACCAAATTGTTTAGCTCTTTGATTTTTAGTACACGATGCTAACGCAAGTACACATGCAAATAGCATTAATAGTTTTTTCATAGTAATTGATTTTTAATCTGTAATTTCTTGACATTCTGTAATGTCAAAAGTTTTATAAATATTATTTTCTTTATTACTTATTATTAAATCTATATTTGTTCCATAATATCCATTATTGTAACCATGTGCTGGTATTCTTACACAAAGTCCTTTTATTGGATTTAATTGTATACCATAATCTGGTAATTTTGTAAAAAAATTAGGATTATCTAAATCAAATTCTAAGCCTTCAAAATCTTTTAATGATAAATCATCTAAAGTTAATTCGTGACTTTCGCAACAATCTTGTTCATGTTCTGAATATAAAATAAAACCATTATCAAATGTAATTACATTATCTACTTTTATTACTATTGCTCTCATAATAATTGATTCATTCCCATTATATGTGGTTTATAAAATTAAGTATTTTAGTTCCAGTAATTTTATCAGTAAGATGTGAACCATTACATTCATAAATACAAAGTTTATTATTTCTACAAATTACTATTTTTAGTATATTTGATTTTGTAGAACAAATAAAAAATTCATTATCTGTTTTTTCTCTTAACCATTTTTCTAATGATTTATAACTTTTAAATTCTTTCATTTGTTAATAATTTAGTCTTCGGAAGATTCATTTAGTTTTCCAGAATAATCTTGTTTTTGTAATACTTTAATGAGTATTATTGCTATAATAATTATTATATAGATTAGTGGTGCCATATGATTTATTTAAAAATATTAAGTTTTGTATAAATATAATTTTGTTAATAATTTTGTCATTTCTTTAATACCAGATTTATCATCTATATAGATGTTGAAATAAGGTTTTGTGCAATCTCCCCATTTTTGAACAGGTGACATATTAATGAAGTCTGGTTCTAATCCCCATTGTTTCATTATATATGCTTTATAAACTAAAGATTCTTTGTTAGCAACAGAAAACAAACATAATGTAATCTTATATTTCTTTTTAATCTTAACTAAAAGC